GCTGCAATAGGAAGGGCAGAAACATCAATAGGCTTCAAACTGTAATCACCAGCAGGAATACCCAAGTAATTAGCCAGTGAGCCAACAGGAATCTCATCACCAGAAGTAATGAAAGGGTGAGGAACATCATCACCAGTACCAGTGATAAAATCTTCCCAACCGTCCCACAAAATACGGTTTGGGATAAAAAAATAATCCGTAGTCACCTTCATACGGTGCATAACGGGAGCAATCATCGGCATAAGCCGCATCATGTGAACATGATTCACGTTGAAACGATCACCAGGAAGAACCTCAAGACAACAAATAGGAGTCAAACGACCCATTTGTAAAGACTGCTTAACATCATGTGAAAGGTCAAAAGAATTGGACTTAACACCGGGTAAAAGCGTAGAGGCAAAAACATTATCTTTTCTTTTAGCCATTGTAAAAAAAGTGAAAGGTTAATATTTGGGACCACGAAAGCCCTTCATTTCAGGAGGAAGATTCTGAAGAGGAGCTACGACCTTAGAAGCAGCACCGCCAAAAATCATTTTCCAAAGAACACCCTTAGAGGCAGGATTTTGATTACCATCAAGCCAATCCTCAAGGAATTTACCAACATAACGAGCCCACATAGGATCATCTGGATTAATACCGTTTTCACGAAGTTTAATCTCAACATCTTTAAGAGTACCATCCTTTTTAAGAATTTCAATCTGCTGAGTTTTTAAAGAACGATCAACAGCAAAACCGGGACGGGCTTCTTGCAAAGTAAGAACACGCTCCATAGATTCAGCAATATTCTGAGAAGTACGAGCAGCCTCAAGGGCATAACGATCAATTTCTATATCAGTACGAGTGGTAAGATTACGAAGAGCCTCACGTTTAAAATCGGCAGAAGTACCACGCATTTCAACGTCAAAATCATATTCATAACCTTTATGTAAAGCCTGATATTTGCGCAACTGGGCATCCTGAATAAGAACCTCATTCTGAACAGCCAAGTTATCAGCCTGAGCGTTTTTAATACGCAAATCAGCCTGTCCGAGTAAGTTAGCCATAGCGTTAGTATTACCCTCAAAACGAGGTTCACGCATAGTAACGGGCATAGTGTCAGGAGTAGGAATAGGAGCAGAATTACCAGAATTACCCTGCCCATATATCAAATTGGGGTTAAGACCGGCGTCTTTAAAACGACCCATTTGAGCAGCAGGTGTATTGTAAGCATTGTTCATATTCCAAAACTCAATGTTATCCCTACGAGTACGGTTATACATGCCCTTAGAAAATTCTTGGTTGACATAATTAGTACCAAGAGAAGTAAAGGCATTAAACCAGTCCATATTGGAAGGAACAGCACCAGACAACTGAGAAAGCATAGCAGCATCTAAAGGCATAACTAGCAAAGTTTAAGGTAAGAAACAACATCCTCCAAAAGCTTGATCTCAAGATCAAATAAAGGCTCATCAACAGAGCCAATAGGAAGTTTAGAACGCGCACGAAGTGCAGCAGATTTGCGCTTGAGGTAATATTCAATAGCAGAATCTAAATTAACAAGACGACGATCACGAAGATCAGAAAGATGTTTAGACATAACTACATGCGAATGCCGCCCCGAGGGACGATGTAAGAAGAAGAACCGCGACGGCCACGGCCGCGCGAACGCTGACGCTTAGAACGATAACCCATTTTTAAAAAAAATTAGGAGTAAAAAGATAGAGCAAAACTGACGTCCGTCAGTTTTTAACTCATTGACCTCAACCAGTATTTCAAAGAACGTACTTATTTGACGCCGGCGCAAACGCTACGCTTCTGCTTCGGCTATACAAACGTACTAACTTTTCAACGAGGGTTGGTGTCAATTAGCAATAATACATCAAGGAAGATTATTGCTTTTCGACTAACGTCGAGAGAGAGAGTGTGTACGTAGCGTACACCTACCGCGCTCCGCTTGCTTGCGTTTAGAGAAGAACAAATTTTTTGCCCCAAAAATTTGCAGTAACAAAGATCATAACGGGCAAAAAGATTTGCCCTCCTCTAATCCGCTTAAATGAAACTACTCGTTAATTGGAACAGCCTCCGCAGCCTGAGAAGCCTTACGAGCTTCATAAGCTGCAATAACTTCGGCCTCTTTACGGGCACGAAGTTCAGCATCACGACGAGTAAGAAGATTACCACGAGTAGTAGTAACAAAGTCAGAAAGGCCTTTAGCCATAGCGGCCTTGTCAATAACAGACATACGCTCAAAACCATCAGGGATAGTTTGATCGTCGTCAAGATAAACAGGCTTGTACTGAGTAACCTGGCCACCCTTAAGGTGGCGGTCTAGAAGAGTACGAAGCGGGATGTCCTGATCAGGGACAGTAATAGAGAAATCGGATGAAATCTCGTGAAATCGGTTACGAGGGCCAGTAGCCCAAGATGCACATCCAATCATAGTGAACGAGGTTTAAGTTGTGAATAAAAACGCTTGTAACGTTGTATACGAGCATCATCAAGATAACGACCGTAATCATAATCCGGCCAATTCTTAGTAAGCTTGAGAAAACGCTTATACTGTTCAGCCTCATTAAGAGCAACAGCAGAACGAATCATGGCCATTTGCATCCCGCCATCGTCTGCATCATAAATTCGCTCCTTAAAGTACCGAGGCATAGCAATTTTAATACCATCGGGACGAGTAATATAGAGACGAGAATAATCAGCACCATGATAGGCTTTAATAGCAGGGGTAACATAATTCTTACCCAAACCCTTAGACATTAGAGCAAACTCACGAATACGGTCATCACGACCAACAAAAGCAGTCCAGCCTTTAACGACAGGCTTAGTATTAGACTTGTCGATATACTTCATAGTATAACCGATAGAATCACCAGAAACTTGGCCAACGTGTACGCTGCCAAGAGGTACACCATCAATTTGCCAAGCCTTGTAAAAAAGCTCCTGATCAGATACGCCGAAAATAATGGCGTGATAGTGAGGACGTAAATTGTCAGACCCATATTCACCAGCAGCATAATACTTAACAGTAGCATTAGGAAGCATCTTTCGTAGTCGCTTAAAATAAAGTTGAACATCGCGTTTAACCAAAGTAAGCCAACCATTCGACGATATAGGGACATGAGCCGTGTCATAAGTAAGAGTTACGAAGTGAGAATCAGAATGAACCTTCTGCTCCTGCAAAAGGCGAAAAACCCAGCCGTCAACCCTCCGTTTTTTGCACGGAGGGCATCGGCCGCAAGGAACAGGTACTTTCTCGGGATGACCCTTAGGAAGTACCCAAAAAGGAGAATCACAAGCCATAATTAACCAATCATAGCAGGCACGCCATAACGCGGAAGCTTGCGATTAACACGAATAGAAAGCATAGTATGAGAAGCAATTTCGTCCTCATCCTCATCAGTAACGGCAAAAATACGCTTAGTCGGATCAGCCTCAATGAATTGAGCATTCAAACCAGGAATTTCACCCGGAACAAACTTTCGACCCATATGCCAAAAATCAAGAGTAGTAGCCATCTGACCAGCAACCCGGGACGGATGATAACGATACTCAGAATAACGCGGAACGTAACCCCAAACAGCATTTTCGTCAGTCAAAGCCGGCAAATCGTGACACATCAACTCTTTTCCTAAAATAGCTTGCTCGCCAAGGCCAGCAAACTCAGGAAATGCATAATCAAGTCGATCCTGACGAGAAAAATGACGAGGAAGGCCATCCATGTAAGCAGTATCAGGAAGAACAGAAACGATACCAATAAACCAACCATGCTCTTCGGCTTGGAAAGAAATACCATTGCCACCGCCAGCGGAGATACCATGACCAGCCATTTGGCCGACAGGCACCTGAGCAGTCGCAGCATCATTATTGGATTGAGCAGTAGATAGAACCTCAGAAATAGTCATGTTCTGAACAGAACGGCCAAGAAATTCGGCACGCTGCAAACGAGCATCGGAAGAAGTTACACCAAAGTGAGACTTAAGTTGCTCAACATAACGCAAACCACCACGAATAGAACGCTCTAAAAATGACTGCAAAGTCCATGCACGACGAAGGTCGTTAATGGTAGCAGCGTCGCTCTGAATGTCAACGGTAAGTGTACCGTTGGGGTCAAGAGCAATAGGAGAACCACCAAGGTGAAGGCCAGCAGCAAGAGGAGAAGGCCCAGCAGCATTCGCAATATTACCAGCAGTAGTAATAACAGCACCAGTAACAGGGTCTTTAACCTGCCAAGTACCATCACCAGCGTTTGCACCTGGGGTAAAATCGACAGGAATATTATCCTGAAAAGTCAAAGGGAGTTCAACATCAGTACCCTGCTGAGAAGTAGGCAAAGCAGAAGTAAAATAGTCATGTTCCCAAGCACGCTTCAAAGGAGCTTCAAGCATCTGATCAGCATAATCGTCATTAAAACCAGAAACAAGAGGAATAAATTTCTCGGAAATCTGGTTTTGATCTCTGTACCAATCATCATAGACTTTAAAGTAAGCCGCAATAGGAAATGCAGAAGCTTGCAAATTAAGATTCTCATAATCACCAGCAGGAACGCCAAGATAATTAATAAGAGAACCTGGGTCGTACTCATTATTAAGCGAAACATAAGGATGAGGAACATCATCACCAGTACCAGTAATAAAATCATC